GTCATGGACGAAGTTCCAATAGAGTATATCACACATATTCAATTAAAAATGAACGGCGGTGAAATATTGGAATTTACTCATGAAGAACTCGTTGGCATGAAGGACGCGAGAGATGTATTACGGGCAAGTGGATTAGAACATTTACGCGACAATGTACAAGACATTGAAGTATTCATTGACAGCGCAAAAATCAAAAGCCGCGTCATCAAGCATGTACGTGGATTATTAACCAGCCAATTCGGCGAAGAAAATGACATTAAGAACAGAGATTGATTTCGAAAAAGATAAAAACTACGTACCAGTATTGGATCATGGTTTTGTAGGTCTTGTTGACCATATGGGCAGTGACAGTGCTATTGTACAAGCCGCCCGTGTTAGCTATGGTGCTGGCACAAAACAAGTTCAAGATGATCGTAATCTAATACGTTACTTGATGCGTCACGAACACACAACACCTTTTGAAATGTGCGAAGTGAAGTTCCACATTAAACTTCCTATCTTCGTTATGCGACAACTAGTACGTCATCGTACTGCCAGCATGAACGAATACAGTGCTCGTTATAGTGTGCTTACAGATGAGTTTTACATTCCTGAACTAGAACAAATCCAAAAGCAAAGCACAACAAACAAGCAAGGCCGTGAAGACAGTGAATGGGGCTTTGAAGAAAAGCGTGGCGTACAACATGCCTTCCAGCGTAGCTTTCATAATGCATACAAAGAATATGCAAGTTTGCTAGGCAAAGATGATAGTGGACTTGCACGTGAGCTAGCTAGAAGTGTGCTTCCAGTAGGTGGATACACAGAATTGTATTGGAAAGCTAACTTAAAGAACTTTTTGCACATGGCTCGCTTGCGCATGGATCCACACGCACAATGGGAAATTAGAGAGTTTGCGGCAGCTATGTACAACTTAGCGAAACCTTTGTTCCCAGAAGCATGCCAAGCATTCGAAGACTATGCAGTTAAATCTGTTAAGCTAAGTGCCGGAGAATATGAGCTGGTTAAGAATTTAATTAGTCATACTAAATGGGCTAGTATGGTGGAACAATACGGCAATGACGAAAAAGCCCTGGGCCTAGTCGCAGGGCTTGGAGTTCGTGAACTAAGAGAATTTAAAGACAAATTAGGTCTGTAAAGGATCAATGCTTATCTCATTTACGTGCAGATAAGCAGGTTGCTCTACTAACCATTTAATATAATCAGAGGCATCCTGTATTGTAATTGTTTTACGATCAGGATGTTTTCCCTGCATATTACTTAATGTCCCAAAACTTATATAACTAACACGTGGTCCTTCGTTCCATACGCCATTTAAACCAAGGCTATTACAGTAATCTCTAAGAGCTTTCTTTTCTGCATTGTATAACCAATCGGTGGCTTTCATCACTCTATCGGTGGTACTACCAATAGCAATGATATGCGCCTTCTTGCTGATAGATTTCAAACGTTTATATGTGGCTTCTAGTAATAATGTTTGATTAAATTTCCATAGTGCACTACATAATATAATAACATCATAGTCCAGTGATAATTCCGCAAAACGTAATTGTTGCTCGGCCTTGGTTAGATCATAACCACAACTTCTACTGATAAATGTAACATCATAGTCTTTTAAGGCTTCTTTCAAACCTTCCGCAAGACCATAATTACTGTTGCCCGCTACTAGTATCTTCTTCATATGTTTTATCTCCGGGGAATAATGGTAACTTTGTACCTGGTGCTCGTTTAGGTATCTTTGAATCAGCACTACTTACGCAACTTGTACCACCGCAGGGCATTGGCTTATCATATAACTTAAAGCCTGTCTCTATATGTCCCAGAGGAACTTCACTGCAACTATAACTTCGTTTAACAGTACCGTCGGGTTCGCGAATAATAATACTTCTATAACCGCTACTACATTCCCACTTATTAAAGTTGTTGAAATTAAATGCATTAAAACGCTCTGCCTGATCCATGAACCAGGGATTACCCTCTTTGTCCATGAATTCTATTTGAAAGTGTTGCGGTATACCCTGACCGTATGTTTGTTTTTGCATAGTTCTGGCATCATCAATTTTAAAAGTAGGTTTTGGTCTAGCAACTAACCCTGCCTTTTGTGCCTTTTCTTCAGTGAAGGCGCGCTGTGGCATGCCATTGTGTAATTTATCTAACATGTCATCTGTATATCCGTCAACAACTCTACTTGCAGTAGGATCACTCTGTGGCTTTAATGTTACGTTAATTCCACGGCTATGAAAATATAATGCTAGGTCATAGATCTTGTAGAACTGTTCAGGCACCATAACTTGATTGACTGTTATTTGTGTGTCATATTCTTGACATAGCACTAGTTTATCTGCAAACTGTTCTACTTTTTTATCAGTATCAACATGTTCTAAATGACAGCTAGCAGTAATACTTGCTCTATGGAAATTCTTGACTGCGGGCACATACTGTTCTTCAAACCATTTAATAGGACGACTCATATTTGAAGTCATATGCACACTGGTATAATTTGTATTACCTGCATCTGCATTTAAATGATTAAGAATATCAATATAAGCAGGATGGAATGTTGGCTCGCCTCCACTTAGACTAAAGTGGAAACTATTAAAGCCACGCTCGCGTGCTTGACGTTTGATCTCATCTACTGTTTTTAACATCAATGGCGTGGGTCTGTGATCTTTGGTGTCACTGCGGGCATAGGGCCAGCAATAACTACAACGATAGTTACAGTAACGTCCCAGTAGCCACGATACGGTAAACATATCGCGGTACAGCATTGTTCTTTGCCCAACTCTAACTAAGTCACTGTAAGGAATCTTAGTAAAGTCATATTCACTGGTTTTTAAATCACTCATTGTCTTCGTATATCATTTTTACATCTTTGCCCGGACCCGTGTCGCTGGGCATTCCACCATATTGTTTTACATACCATTCTATGGCAGCGACATACCAACCTTGGCTATTATGCCTGCTTTCTTTGTTAAAAATATAAATGTTATCATTGGTGGCCGGCATAGTGCTGATAACACGAGCAGCTTCTAATTGTAATTGTCGTAATGGTAGATCTTGTATATTCATTATACATATTTACGTTTTGTTGCCATTAGATCTGGCATACACCAGCATGTATTATAAGGACACATTACGCCAGAATTAGGTAAGTTTTTGATATTTGACTGTTTCCAATTTCCAAAATCTTCCTTGGAACCTATCATGCAGCCACTACCGCGTCTTATTGTGCCATTGGCATCCAAAGTAATTTTATCTACGCCGATGCCACAGCTCCAGTCTTTAAATTTATTTTGTTCATCAACAAGTATTTGCCCGGTTACTTCTTGCAAACGATGTGTTCCGAGATAAGTGAAACTTGGTTTATATATACTTTTACCGGATTTAGAAACTTTTCTATTAGCCTGTATATAATCTATCTGTGATTGTGTATATACTACTTTACTGTCTGCAATGGTTTCATATCTATTATCAACCAGCTTAAGTTCCAGGCTGGTAAACTCTTTGACATTATTTAATATGTATTCTCGATCTTTTAATACTTTATCCCAGACACTGGGCCAAGCTAATACCAGTATCGTTTTGTAGTCATTGTCCAGTGCATTTATACTTTCAACAAACTTCTCTACACTTTTTACCTGTGTAGGGTGATAGCTAAACACAACTGAAGATATTTGACTGCCTATTTTGCGCCAGTAATCCTCGGGCATTACTCCATTGGTAATAAACTTAATATTACTGTCTGGACTATTTTTCTTAATTATATCAATGGCCTCTGGTAATTTTTTCCATATAGCTAGTTCACCGCCTAGCAACGTATACTCTAATCTTCTATTTTTACCGTAGTGCTCTTGTAAAATTTTGGTGGTGTAATCTACGCTGTCTAGACTAGGCCAGCCAAAACTACCATCATGCGTTATGCTGGGACAATATTCACAGGCATAATTACATACATTGGTCATGGTCCAGTCTATAATTACCCAGCCTGGATCTGCCTGTATACTATCAAACGGTAAAGTTTTCATATAGTTCAGGACAGACTTCACGCAGATTCTGATTGCGTTTATTATCTAATAATGTTGTAAATTTTTTAAAATCCTGCCAGTGGGCACTGGAAGCCGGCATAGCTAGGTTCTTTTTCATGTTATCTAGAAAAAACTTATTGGCGCTGCTATATTTCTGTTCAACATACTCTATCTGAGCCAGTGCCTTTTTCTTGATGCTATCCGGAGCAGTTGCTACATGCAAACATTCAGGATGAGTCAACAGTCTAAATTCTATCCATTCGTCTGGACGTTTGATCAGAGATTCTGCCCAGTCATAAAAATCTTTTACGTTGAGCATGTTATATATTTGATAGCTAGCGTTAGGACTGAATAAAAAGTTTTTATATTCGTTTCTGAACTTGCATACCATGTCTATTTTAGCAGTAAGCTCCTGCCAGGTACATTGCTCGCCACCTCGCATATACTCAAATAGTTTACCTGTACCGTCCACACTGATATTAATATTAACAGATTTGGCATTACGTAAACGTAATAAGTGTTGTTCCGTTAACAAACTGCCGTTGGTTGTTATGCTTAGTCTAACATTCTTTAATATACCTGCATTATCCAATACATCGAAAACATCTAGTAAGTCGTTGTTGATAAAAGGTTCACCGCCTGTTACGGTTATCATACGAAGTTCTGACAGTTGCGGCAGTAAATTGGTTACAAAGGTCATTAAATCATTTTTATTTTTCGTATAATCTACATATTCTTCTCGCTTAAATCCATTGTCTCTAAGCAATTTATCATCATTTATCCAACTATTGCTGAACATGCTGTTACACATTCTGCATTTGAAATTACATAAGTTACTGGTATTTAAGAACAGATGATATATGTTATTACCTGTTTTACTGTGCTCGAAGTTTTTACTATCCCAGATGTCGCCGTTCCACCATCTTTCATTGGTTTTCCAATTAAGGCGTTGGCTAACAAGTCCTTGTTTTTCACGTTCATGACAGGTATTACAGCCCGGTAAATTCCATATTCCATCCACCATGTCTGTTCTTAGTTGTACAAATTTACCGTTGTCCCATACGTTACTATCTGTCATTGATCCCATGGGTGCAGAGCTCATCATACATCTGCTAATAAAACCAGCAGGGTGTGTTGCAATACTTACAAATGGTATTAGACAGACTTTATCAGGTATCATTGGTTAGTTCTGGTACTAGGGAAGATATAGCTTCGTCTCTGCTTGCATCCAGTGTTGCTGTATACTTGACAAAGGCTGGCCATTTACTGTTCCAGTTTTCTGCTGTCATATAATCTATCAGTGATGTTACTCGTTTGATATGCAAATAAGGCTGCAATCTTTCTATGGCCAACTTTTTTAAACTCTCAGGCAAAACACGAACATTTAAATAATCTGGATGATCAAGTATATTTAGATGTATATCGGAGATAGATAAATCACTGAGATAATTAAATAATCTATCCAGCTGTAATACGTTGTATATTTGCACTGTACAATGAACTTGTAAATCTATTTTCCCCTGCTTGCTCATATCAACAAAAGTTGCAAGATTCTTTTCCACCAAGGACCAGCCAGTGGGATACCTAATATACCTATTAAGGTCACCATGGGCATCGATGCTAGCGTTGATCTTTATTTTTTTAAAATGTTTCCAATAGTCAACTAACTTTTTGGGCAAATTAGTACAGTTAGTGTTATACTTTAATGTAATATTCTTGGCAAGATCTAATTCGATTAGCTTATCAAATAATTTATACTGGCTCAGTGCCAGTGTTGGTTCTCCGCCTGTTAAATAAATTTCATCTATGGTATTAGCTAATTTTAATAAGTTTACCGCCACGGCATCATCGTTGGGCCAATCCATGCTACTTAGACGTTTAATTTCAGAATCATTTAGCTGTTGTTCAACCAAATGCCATTCGTCTACCCATTGATTACTGGCATATGGATTACACATACGACATTTTAAGTTACATAAGTTGCCCAGTCTAATATCTATATATTGAACCGTAAGTTCGGGTGTGGCGACTGGTTCATAATCAAACATGTACTTTTCATTCCAAGCCATTCTTGCACTACGAACTCCGCTGTCTTCTTCTCTAAAACACCGTTCACACATTGCAGGGCGTTGATCAGTTAACAGTTCGTTACGTATAGTTTTCATAGTATCACTATGCCAGAAATCTTGCATGTCCGGATCTGTTATCTTGTATGCTTTATTGGTTCCATTTCTTAGAATGAAGTTTTTGCCCGGTGTGCTATTACAGCACACACGTAGATTGCCACTGGCATTGGTTGCTAAGTGCATCCAGGGTAGGATGCAAAATGTTTTACTTTGCATTTAATTCTTCTAATAATAAATCGTAACTTCTGCACATAGTCTCTGCATGTTTCTCACCGGGAGCCCCATGTATAATCATATGAATTCTAGGCTCTGTACCTAAATGCCTAACACTATGCCGTCTACCAATGTCAATAGCTCTAGCGTCACCGGGACTCCATGGTATTAAACCAGCATCTTCCATGACAAATTCTACGCCATCGGGGTTGTTAATAGCTACATTATATGCAGCCATTTTACGCACCTCATAGTCTGCATGTTGTTTAATATAACCACCGGGTAACAGTAGCATAAACCTAACACGATCAAAACGTGTAAAGTTCCAAGTATTTTTAAGCCAGTTCACAGTAACAGGGCAAACGTCCGCTATCTCTGTCCAAGTATATTCCGGCTGTTCTGTAAAATTATATGCTTTACTGCGCCAGTCATCTGTGGTGTATTTGTCAAAGCCATGTAATACTAGACTGTGCCAGCCAGGATGTTCTTCGCCACGATGCTTGACAAATTCATCCATTAATGCCAGCGCTTCTGCTTCCATGTCCTTTTGTGGCACAGGAAGATCTAATCTAAGACTAGGGCAGTTACTTTCTTTTTCTATCCAATTATAGTAATCCCGCATTACTTGTTTGTCGTTGTTCCAACTATTGAAACGTTCAGGGCGAGCATTTAATGTACTATAGTGAGCGAAGTCTCTCCACTTATCAAAAAATTCTGTTACTTTGTTATCCATGGTAGGATCTCCAATGTTTTAACTCTATATAATAACTTAGCTGGATTATCAAAAACCTGTCTAGGTGTTTCGTTCCTCCAGTTTACCTTAAATCCTGGTCTATTTTGGTACAGTTGGAATTTATCCATGCCCGCATCTGCAAATTTATAAAGAATATCAAGCTCTAGTCTATATCTAGAAGTTGCACTAAACAACCATGCGGTATTTTGATAATGCAATATGTTAGTTAAATGTACATATGTTTTTTCGCCCGAATGCCTAGATGCTAGTTTATTTTTTACTTGGCTGATGTCAAATAGATTGCATGATACAAATAGTATATCAAGATGCGGCCAGACATTCTTGATGAAATCTTCAAGACCTTCTGGCATCATACCGTTTATAAGTTCTTGCATTCTGTCTATGTTGCGCTGAGCTTTGACCATGGGTTCTAAATTTAACTCAGTGAATAAACTCTGAAATGTTGTTTTGAAATCTTTGTAATCGCATTTAACCTCCCTGAGTCTTCTTTGTATAGCCAGAGAAACTGGACTAAAATCAAAAACTGTGACTTTACCACCGGGTTTTAACCCAGCGGTATAAGCAGTTAACAGTGGTGTTATACCACCGGCAGTGCATATCACACCCTGCATATCAGTATCCAGCAACTTATCCGGAGGAGATTCTGTGTTTGCCGCAAAATGACTGTACCCCTGTAAACTTTCCAGTACATTAGAAATCTTTGAATGGAAATCATTGGAAACTTCTGGGTATATGTAATATTTGCTGTCGCGCACAGTTTCATCGAAACTTATCACAGTATGTCCTGTATGTAGCGCAGTATTAATTATGTTCCAGCCAAAACGTCTACCTGTGTAGTTTTCAACTGTGTCGCCCTGTGCAATCCAATGCGGTGTATAATTGTCATGCCAATTTTCTTCACTGCGAACAGGTTTATTAGTTGACCATGCCGTGTTTAATTCTTCCATGCCCATAGATGGACGGCCATTATTTTTCCACCAGTTCATATTAACAAGATAGCACTGATGGTGTAGTTCATAAAACTTATCGCCTTTATCAAGTACGTGACCTGCAACTGCGAAATTGGCGTTGTTTTCTAGGAACTGAGGTATTTCGTGATGTAAGTTATTTCGTTTACTAAGATTAGTGCCTATGGCGGCTACTAACAAATAATTTAATCCTGCATCTGCTGCCCAGGATAAAATGGCATCGGGATCTTTATTACATGTAGTGGACAAGTGGAAGTTTTCGTTTTCCTGAACCCAATACTCTGTTATATTTTTAGACAATGCTAGAGCTGTGGTGTCTGTAATTTTATCTGTTATATCTAACCATGCAATACCAAAGCCAATGTTTTTCAAATGTAAGTAATCGTAGTAAGCCATTAATTATTTTCCTGTAAACTGTTCTTTTCTTTTTGTGTCTAATGTTTCATTAAATTTTTGAAACTTTTCAAAGTTAACATTGTATTTATTCGTAGCTATACACTCGTCTACCCAGTTAATGGCGTCTAACATATGTCTCTTATTGTTAATTTCTTTAACAGAGTCTTCTTTCATCAACAACGTTTTTGCAACCATCTTTTCTTTAGCTGCTTCAAGTCTATCTATTGGTAGAACGTTAGCATGTAAGAAGCTAGGCCATTGTAAGCGACTTGTATGCCACATTACATCAAAGTCAGTGTCTATTGCTTCGAGGGTTTCTACTAGATATTCAATATTAAGTGCAGATATACAAGTACTGGCTTTTATATACTCTAATTTGTCGCCCAGTCTGTCTTTGGTTTGTTTTATATTTTCTTTTACGTCGTTCCATATAGAACCGTGTCTAATATAAGCATTGAGTTCGTCGTAGCCGTCTATACTAATTGTTAAACGTATTGCTTTGAATTTTCCCCAAAGGTCTAACACATTACGACCTTTTTTAGCTTCAAGGTCAGATAAATTTGTACTATACTTTAAAATTACTTCTTCGGGTTTTTTAATCCTCGCTAACATGTTATAATGAAGTGGATCCATTAGAGGTTCACCACCGGCAAATTCAAATTCTTTGATATCGTCTATTATTTCATATAAATCATTGACAAAGTCGTTATGTGTTTCGAATAAGTTTAGTATAGGTTTACTTCGCATATTATTACTGTCAATGATTCCATTGATGTAATCCTGCTCACCGTCTTCGTATATATGTTTTACATCGTCCCAGTCTTGCAACCATGGTGTGCTGTCCTTGGGCCAGCACATGCGACATTTTAGATTGCATAAATTGCTTAATTTAAATTCAACAATGGGGATACTCCATGGAACCAATTCTGTGCGATTCCATTCGTTGACTATATGTGCATATTGTTCTGTGCGTTCGTAATTTTGACTCTGTCTAAGACTAGTGATACCTTTGTCTTCCATCTTCCAACAAGCGTTGCAATGAGTATCTTTAACACCAACTGCTAAATTGTTTCTAACTGTTTTATATTTTCTATGATTCCATAGATCACGCAAAGGAATATTTTTAATATCCCAAATTTTGGTACTACGGCAGCATAGTCTAAAATCGCCATTGGTGGTTGTACTTGTATGTATGAATGGCATTATACAAAACGTACTATCGTCTACAGTAAAGCCGTATTTTTCTTTGAAAATTTCGCTGGGTTTAAAATTCTTTAGGTGTTTTTTACCCAAGCCTTCGTCACTCATTACTAATCCTTAATCTTTTAATATTATTTAAATCTGCTTTACTTAGCTGTATATCGGCAGCGCAAGTACAGTTTTCTTTGGTGCATATTATGGGTTCTGTGGGCACAGAAAAACCAGTGTGTATGTCACCTAATTTGCCACCTACCTTGCAGATAGCACGCCAAACATTACCATCGTTGTCTATGGTTAAGTTTTGCAAACCTGCCCAGCACATCCAACCTTTAAACTTATTTGTTTCGTTGGCCAGTAAATCATTGACGTTGCTTTCTTCACTGGTACCGTCTGCGTAATGCACTACTATATTTGCCCAATTTGTTACTTTACTGGTCATTTCTTTTTATTCAACATAAAATCAAGTTCTTCTTGAGTATAGTAATCGTCCTTGCATTTATCGTGTGTAGTTTTCAAACCACTTAATCCAGGTGCCGCCCATGTCTTTGTCTCTGGATCTAACCTAGGACGGATTCTTCTTATTACCCAGTGTACATCATTTTCATTCATGATATCAATTATCTCATTTGCTTCTGCCATTTTACCTGGTAGGTACATCAAATGGGTATGCAAATTTTGATTCTTACGTTCTTTAACAAGTTTATTTAACTCTACGATAGTGTTTATAATTTTGTCATGATAAGCAAATTCAAAATGGTAACTAAAAATGTAATAATTAATATATGGCAGACTGTCCACATATTTTTTAAGTGGCACACTGCCGTTGGTAGTAACACTGATTTTGTTGATACCGTGATCTTTAATAGTCTTAAGTATCTCAATTATTTTTGGATGCGCAAACGGCTCACCGCCAGTTAAACTAATACGACATTCCTTGCCCTGTGATTTGGCAACATCTGCAATTTGTTTAACTGTTTTTTCGATTACTTCTAAACTTAAATGAGGACTTTCTCTGTCATGAATGTCGCTGCCGCAGTAACTACAATCGTAATTACAACGTTTTCCTAAATTCCATTCTATACGCAACCAATTGTCCTTAGGAGCATAATTGTCTTCTACAGCAACTAATTTAACCATGCCAGTAACTTTCTAATTCAGGTATAAGACTGAGTATATTTTCTTCTCTCATTTGATCCAATTCTTTGGTAAAATGTTTAAAAGTTTGCCAATGTTGCCGGTGTATATTATCAGATTTAATATTGCTGACTAGTATCTTAAAATCTTCTATATCAGATAACTGTTCTTCTGCTAGTAATCTAAGAGGCGCTGGCAATACAAACGGGCTTAGGTACATTGGACTGTTACATATTGTTGTGAATGCACTATTAGAACTTACATTGGAATACTTTTTATCCCATGTTATTAATTGTTGTCTTAATTCTTTGAGATTTAAAAGATTATAAGCCTGAATAGTTACGTTAAAACCTATCTCTACATTGGGCAAATTGTTATACAAAACTAAAGTTTCTTCCATTTGATCAATTGTATACTTGCCACCGCGGATGTAACTGTATAGGCTACCTGTTCCTTCTATACTAAACATTATTCTAATCTTTTTAAATTTAGATAATACATTTAGTATTTTAGGATTAACTATTGTACCATTGGTTGTATACTGTAGAACTAACTTTTCATGTAAACCTTCTTCGACCAGCATTTCTAAGAACTCGACGTGATTTTTAGCCATCATAGGTTCTCCGCCCTTAAAATCAATTCGTTTAACTTTGCTAAGATAAGGTAGCAGAGATCTAAGATCATCCAATTCATGTTGTCTGATTTTTTGATTTGCAGGATTGCTTTCTTTTTCAAACGCAGGATTTATTTTACTTAGTACAAGATCTTCTTCAAACCAACTGTTGCTAGCCCAGCTGCCACACATCCTACACTTTAAGTTGCAGACATTGCTGAGATTTATATCAGCCTGAGTCCAATATATTTCATCCAACTCAGCTGAATACGAGTAGTCTGTGGGTATGGAATCAATGAATTTTTCTTTAAACCATAAGCGTCTACTTTCGCCTATTTGACTTTCCCTAGTCCAACAACTAGAACAACTGCTGGGTTTTTTGTTATTGATAAAATCTGTTCGAAGAGCAACAATTTTAGGGTGTGACTTAAATTGCTCTACTAGATTAACTTCGTCGACTTTTCCTAAGTTTCCCTGCCATTGACAGCATGGTTTAACGCCGCCGTTGGCAGCAATAGCTAGACCATGCCATGGCATGTAACAAAAATTATCATTCATTGAATAACTCCTTTGCCAACTCCGGCGCTACATCTACGATATTATTTTTTCTTATGAAGTCAATGGCCTTAATAAAAGTAACAAAGTTTTTTCTATACTCCTCTGCATCACCGTGAGTGTCAGATTTAATTTTCATTAACAGAGTCCTAATATCATTTAAGTATCGTCTTTCTGTTATCCTTGATAAGAACGGGTAGTCGTGTATCAAACTGTCGATTTGATCAATGGCAGCATCAACTAACCTGACTGGTGCCCAGTCAGCCTTTAGCATTTTAGGTCCTACTAAAATTCTATGTTCAAAGCTATGTCTATTTTTACTAGCAGTTACGGGATCATTTTTGTCCCAACCATAGAACTTGATAATGAACTCGATGAACTCGCGCAAATTCAATATGTTAATAAGCTGAAATGTTCCATTAATGTTTAGCTTATATTGCCCCGGACGTGGTCGGTCGCACCATTCTTTAATCATGGTGGCTTTTTCTACTATTCCTTGCCAATCAATCCATCCGGCACTTCTGAGATAAGAAAAGTAAGCACCAGTGCCGTCTAGACTAAGATTGATATTTACATATTTGAACCCTTCTAGCAATTCTAGCTTTTCTTCGGTTACTACGCTACCGTTAGTAGTAATCATTAACTCGATGTTTTTATCTAGGCCTCGATCACGCAATAGTTTTAGGAATTCTAAGAATTCTGGTACTAGGAAAGGTTCGCCTCCTAATATTTCAACACGTCTAAGATCCGGAGCATTATCTATTACTTCTTCTAGTTGTTGGCTACTCAAAGTCCATTTCTGTCTATTCCATGTGCTACTAGTTCTTATATCATGCCCTGAGCTGCCATTGAATCCTTTTTCTTTTAATTTTTCTTCGTCGCCTATCCACGCATTACTATAGGCACTGCTACACATCATACATTTGAAATTGCAAATATTATTAAATGCAATGTCTAGATGATATATTTTATTACCAGTCTTTTTTTGCCAGTCGACTTTTTCCCATACATCGTCGAAGAGATCCAGGGTCATCCAATGTTGTCGTTTACTGACTACATTCTTTTCTTCTTTTATTTTACAGTTATCGCAGCCACGTAACCAATCTCCATCTAACTGTGTTTGTCTTAGCTGTTGAAATTTTTCGTTATCCCATTGCTGAATAATACTGCCTTCTGATACGTCTCCCATGGGAGTTTCGCTCATTTGGCAACGTACAATTTTACCAGTGGCATGTATACTAATACTGCTGACCGGAAGTAAACAAATGGTAGGACTTAGTTGTTTGTTTTTATCGCCTTGTTCACTCATAGTTTAATAGCTGTGCCATCTCCGGGAATGTTTTTACAAAATCTTCGTTTCTAGATTTATCAATAAAGAATATTTCTTTTTTTCTTCTAGCATCTGTATCTTCGCACCACATGTCTATACCGTTCATATAGTCAATTATTTCATCTATGGTTTGATGATAACGTACATTTACATGCTGTTTAGTTTCTAGCAAATAATTAGTTATTGTTTCTTTTATGTCCTTGCGTAGACTTCTTACATTATTTGGGCTATTGGGAGTCGTTACATAATGCGGCGTAAATGAATTTATAAACGGCATCTTTTCGAGTTCCTGTAAAAAAATACGCAGAGTTGCAATATTATAAATGTTGACAGTGGCATCTATAGTAGAGTGATAGTTTGGCTTACTGAAAAAATATTCTAAATTATTTTTTACTTCGTCCCAGACTGCTCCACTGCGTTGATAATTAAATTTATCGCCAAAATCATCTATGCTTAAACTCCAATGTACAGCATTAAATTTATTAAGTATAGCCTCCTGCTCAGGTGTAGGAATAATAGTACCGTTGGTGTTGTACCATAGTAATATCTTACTGGCATCAAAGCGATCAATAATAGCTTTTAACATTTCATAGTGTTCTTCAATCATCAAAGGTTCTCCGCCCATGATGTGTATGACGCGAACGTCTTCGAACATGTCTATGTTTCGCCAAAAGTCTATGTTGTCAATCCACTTAGCTTGTTGGTTATACTTAAACTCTGAGCTAGATCTAAAATCAGGGTACTCTGGGTTGTTTAATTTTTTCAAATCAAATGTTTCTTTTAACCACTTAGCACTGTTCCATAACCCGCATATTCTACATGCAAGATTGCATCTATTGCCTGCTTTTATTTCCAGCCAGACCAAACGTTGTTCGGGTTGCTTGCCATTCATGACTTCTTCAACTACTTCGGCTACTTTTAAACTACTAGAGTACACGTATCTACCACTGAATCTATCCTTAGCATTGACACCCCAACATGGTTCACAGGCAGGATGTTGCTCGTTTCTAAGAAATGCTTCTCTAAATTTAATATGCGTAGGATGCTTGATAACATCTGCCACTGAACCATTGTCAATATTAAGACTGGCACCGTCATCGTTTTTTAAAACGTTACCTAAACAGCATGGTCGAACGTCACCATTTGATTCTATGGCAACGTGCGCAAATGGCATAACACAAAAATTATTGGTATCAAGCCAGCGATGTATTTTGTCTTTCTTTTCAAAAGACATGATTCGTTCAGACATCGTTGAAGATATCCTTCATTTCAGTAAACGTTTCATAAAAACTAGTACCACGATGTGCATCTATTTTTTCTAGGTAATCTTTCATTTCAGGTAAACGTTGGCTCCAGTCCTCGCTTTGCATGAATCTAATCAACCCGCGTAAACGCTTGATGCCATATTCATTCATCAAAAACACGTCTTGATCCAGTGTTTCGCCTTCGCGAACACCTTTCATATAGTTTTCTGTCCACCATGGGATCAGTTCTTCTTCGATCTTACGTGCAACTTCGTCTTTGAATTTCTTAGGAAGTACTTTGACATTTAAGAATGCAGGCCAATACACAAAGTGGAAGTTGATACCACCAGCGCCCAGGGGCCACATATTAATCTTCTTAAAGTCCTGTGTCATTTTCCACTTAATAAATTCTGGCAGATAATGAATGTTTAACGCATTAACTGCACAGGCTACGGTGACTTCAACGTTGTCGGTGGTCTGTGTATCTAATATATGGAATACTTCTTCTGTGCGCTTCCAGTCACTGGGATACCTAATGTATTCATTGTGTGCACCAAATGCATCAACACTATAATGAAAGCGTACAAGTTTGAAGTGACTCCATAGTTCAAATAAGTCCTCTCTCCACTCTATACCATTGCTATTATAACGTATTTCCATGTCTTTAGCAACACCTTGACGTATACATTCTTCTAGTATGTCATAATGTTCTTCAATGATCAGTGCTTCGCCACCGGCAAAGTATAGTTGTTTCATGTGAGGAATTTGTTGATAGAACTGTTCCCAGAATACAGGATTATTCTTATGCCAATTATAACTGCTGCCGTTGGTACTGCCTTTGTTTTCCCAGTTCCATATTTCTTTTACTTTATCATTTTCAATTTTGGGATAAACTGCTTGCCAGTCTTTGATCCAGCCTGAACTATCATGCGGGCTACACATAATACATGCTAGCTGACATTTGGTGCCAAAGCGCAAATCGATGTATCTAAGTTTGGGTGGGATAGACCCGTCGTCATTAGTTTCTTGCACCAGTTCGTCTATACTAACTCGTTTACTCCAGTATTCTGTTTCCCACTGACGTTTACTTCTATGGCCTGCGGCCTCTTCTTTATAGCATTTTAAGCAACTAGAAGGCTTTTCCCCGGCCATCATTTGCCTACGTACATTCTTCATATATGTACTGTTCCAGCTTGATTCAAAATCTGCAACGTTTAGGTTATTAGGACGACCTTCTTCGTCTTTTAGAATACCAATATTTCCACCATGTATTTTGTCATTAGTGGCGCCCACACTACTGGCATTGGCTGTACAGCACACACGCATTTGTCCGTCTGGTCTAGTGCTTAAGTGTATCCAGGGAAGAATGCACCATGTTTTACTAACATTAAAATAATGTGATGTTTTTCGATTGGGATCGCGATGTTTATTAAAGTCTGGTGTTTGTTCTGTCATTTTAACTTTTCATGTAATTGTGGGAATGTAGTCTTCCAATTTGTACTTCTAATGGCATCTAATTTATTTAAAATTTCAATACACTTAGTGACCTTTACGTGGTCGCCTTCTATATTTGTTTCTAAATAATTAATTAAATGGGCTACTTGTTTTTTCTTTTTGTCGGTGGTCGCCCATGTATTATACACTGTTATGATGTCCTGTTTTACTTCCTTAGGTAAAATAGCAACATCGAAATAATCCGGGCTACTTAAAATCCTAACGCTAGAATTGTGGTTATCAAATTGTTCAAAATAATCCAAAAGGTTTGGTGTAGTATATGTACTTAATACTTGCCATGTTACTGTGAAATCCATTTTGATATTAGACATTTCTTTGCTTAATGTTTCTACATTCTTACTTATCTGCGGCCATCTAGCCGGAAAGCGTATATAATCAAATTGGTCACCGAAATCGTCTATGCTAATACGCAGCCATACCTTTTTAAAATGCTTCCAGAGATTCTGTGCACGTTTATGTATGGCGGTTAAATTGGTATCATATTCCAGTGTGACTTCATGCGCTCTGCCGCTGTCAATCACTTTTTGTAAAAAATCATAGTGCGGTTCTATAAGCATGGGCTCACCGCCGACTAGATACACTTGTTTTAAATAGGGAATCTTGGCTTCTAGCTTAGTCCAAAATTCAGGATTATCCCACCAATTATATTCGCCGGCATCTTTGTACCTACCGTCGACTTCTTTGAGATTTATCTTTGTGCCGCTGTCGGTAAATTTCGTGGTACCATTTATCAATACATAATCTTCATACCATTGACTGCTACTAGCAGGGTGACACATTACACATTTTAAATTACACAAGTTACCAAAACGCAGATCCCAATAACTAGGCTGCCAGTCTGTATTACCTTCAGTGTCCGTATGTTCTCTTGCCACGGATTCATCGAACTCGCCTAGATACATTTTATTGCTTACAGTTCTACGACTGCTTGCGCCCGCGTCCTCTTTGACCCAGCATGTATTACAATCACTGTGGCGTTCACCAGCCAACATGGCTAGTCGAATCTCACGTGCCTTATCACCGTTTTTAATGACGTCAAAATCATCACGCCCGAGATTATATGGCTTACCATTTTCATCACGAATCGTTCCTTGCTGACTATCTTTACTGTTAGTCATTAAACAACATACTCTGGCAGTGCCAATCGGCTTTGCTGCCATTTGTACCCAAGGTATTACACAAAATGTATTATTCATTAAAGTATCTTTCTGCTATAGCTTTGGCAAATCGGTCATGAACTTCGGACGCAAAATGTAACCCCGCTGTTATTAACTTTTCATCATGCCCAATTTGATCTAGCATGCATAATTCTAATTTATCATCAAACTCTTTTTTAAAATCTAGGATATGATTAAACTCTGGAACTTCGAAGTCGATCACATCGTCAAAGCTGCCGGCTTTTCCGTATATTGTATTCTTATAAAAAATACTGTCCACAAATATTACTCTAATACCCGGGGATATAGATTGTAATGTATGCGTTAACATATACAGTTCATGGAACCATCTATAGTTATTAAACTCGGCAAGTTCAGCTTCGAAAAACGAACTAATTAAATTTTTTAACTTAATATCTGAATGGAAAATGTTTCCACTGTTTAATTTATAATATCGTTGGCCAAATCTAGATGGACTTGGTTCTTTTTCTTTACCTACATCCTGGAATATACTAAATCTACTATCAGAAGTTATTTGTATAATTGCATCTGTGACTTTATAACCTCGTTTTATTAACTCATTAATATCTGCTATAGATCTAAACGCAATGGCAAACATAGAACTTCCGCCCATTGATGACATATTAATAACATCACGGTTTAAAATTTTGCCCAGGGTAGTACTCCATCGCAATTCTTTTTCTATTCTAAGAATATTATCATTAAAGGCTTTATCTTCATTAATGAGGTTTTCTCTGATTTCAATAAATTTATGTTGAGCAGAAATTACATGTTCGTTGTTTACGTTGTCGTTGACGTCATTTAACGAAAAGTACTCCACAGGAAAAGGAAACATATGATTGGCAGTGTCGCAACCTTCTGTAAAACTATCTCCGTTAACATATATTATTTTGTTATCGAGGATCATAGTGATCCCAATCAACTGGATTATTCATTTGCCTTTCGTACTCTGCTATTAAATTTATAAAACTTTGAACTTCATAACGTAAGTTAAAATTACCACCATGAGTGTTGATAGTTAGTCTCAGTGCGCTTATGTTCTTTTTAATAACTGCATATAGCTTTGTTCCAGAGTTTAATCTTATATTAACGCCTTCCTTATCAAAAGAATGAGTAAATATTTGCTTTAGCTCATCGTGCGTAAATCTATAAGTCAATACAAAATTCTCAGTGACTTTCAATGACAAATCACATATATCGTATTTTTTATAAGCATATAATTTAAAATCGTCTCCAAATTCTTTCATTTAATTTGTCCTTAATATAATGTACATTTGGTTGTTATTTCTATTTCAAGTTTTTCTAGAACATCAAACATACAAACCTAATATTTTATTGACCTCTGGCAAATAGTCTGGAAGCTTCTGATTTCGTATTCTATCAAGACCTCTAAATCTGAAGTTACGTTTATCTTCGGTTTCTTGATTCCAAGTATCCTTGGCCATCATGTGATTGATCATGTTCTCTACCGTTGTTTCTGCACGTTCTAACATCCTAGTAGTTAGATTACTGGAACGAAGTAATTCTAAATCAGCTAACATTTTAGTTTTGTATTGTTCTTTTTGTTCTGGCTTTAGACTTTGCGGGCAATAGTGCGGTCCAAAATAATAGTGACCGTCAAAATCAAATTGCTTGTCACTTAAATTGAATTTACGTTTGAAGCCATCTGCCCATAAAAATAATTCAGCAATGTCTAGGAGATTCATGATACTCCAGCCAGGATCGATTTTAGCTTCTATGTTTTTAACATTGGTTACCCAGGTTTCCATGTTGGCTTCTGCCTGTGCCCAGTCTCCGGGAAAACGTTGATAATGAAACTTTTCACCTATACCATCAATACTAAATGCAACTCTGGTATAATAAAACTTATCATATACTGTTTTTAATACATTTTCTGGAGGCAGTGTACTAGCGTTGGTATTGTAAGACATGCGAACTTGTGCGGCGTCTGGACGTTCGGCTAGTTTAGCTAAAAATTTAAAATGTGCATTGATTAACATTGGTTCACCGCCCATGAAGTGAAACTTTTTACCGTTGAACATAACTTCACTGTTCCACAATTCACTGTCCAGAGCCCAGTGCCCCAGCTTAGTTGCTTTTGCGGCATCTTCCTGACTGGTTCCGTAAAGTTCTTTTTGATCACTGATCCAACTACTACTAGCATGTGGTCCACAGAAATGACATTTAAAATTACATGTCGTTCCTGGTTCTATTTCTAGATCCATGGGCTCTTTTATTTTGTCCAATTCTACAACAACGTCCTGCCATTCTGTTTCATCTGCAAAGAAACTTTCTAATCGTTTGTATAATTCTGTTTCGCCACCTTCCCAACTTTTATTCATAAAGAATGTCATTACACGCTTGCGATGACTTTCGCCTTGATGGTCGTCTACTTTCCAACATCTGTGGCATATTTCTGGACGCTCATTACGTTTAAATGCTTCTTTAAAATCGTTGTTTTCTTTTGATTTAATAAAAGTATCAAAATCAACGAAGTTAATATTGGCTTTTTTACCGTCACTCATTTTATGAGGATCTGCAATACAACAAGGATTAATATCTCCGTTGCCGTCAATTGCTTTGTGTAAAAATGGCACCAAACAAAAGTTGCTTGGTACCTTATTATATTTGTCAAAATCTTTATTCATTGATTACTCTAATATTTTCCATACTATTTAACTGATGTTTTTTAATATTTGTATAATAACCGTCTTTGTACGGCAATCCCTCAAGTTCTTCTATTGTGGTGCGCCGATTCTGGTTATGTATGGGCTCTGCATGTCCAATGCATACCGCATATCCCGGAGCTAGACAATGCTTATTTGCTAATTCCTTACTAACACCATATTCACTGAAAATACCAAACATATGATCTCTTAATTCAGGTGTATCCATTACCGTTCTAATTCCCCGGGTACAGCCGAGGAATCCGACATCTAAGTTCAGCATATATGCTTGGCTGGAAACAAAAGCCATGCTCATACCAACATTTATATTGCGTATGTATAGATCATTAACATCCTGTTCTTTCATATATGAACCATTTTGATCTAAATGACTGGGATGGTTTACAATCGGTAAATTTTTACTAGCTTCTAAATATAGTATCACCACTGGTGCGGTGAGTATGCCTAGTTGATATTCTTTGGGCATGACCTTGCCCAATTTATCACTGTATTTAGGCACCATAAAGAATATATTATCCTGGAACCATTCTTTGTGTTCTTGTTTTTCTAAAAGCAGTGGGATAAAATTTCTATTGGAATTTTGGGCTGGCGCAAAATTTACAGCGTCAATTACTAGCCTGCGCTGTTCTGCCGTTAATTTTTCTTCTTTGAAAACTTTGGCTGTTCTACGTGTCTTTAAAAGTTCATTGTATTCTATGGGTGTCATTTGAATTGTTCTGTAAATGCATCATATTTAGTTCCACAGGTCTTGGCACATACAGCTAGCTTACCCTCTGCACAACTGGGTTTATCCCAGCTATCGGGAATAATTTCTTGTATGAATTTACCGTTAATAACATCAACTAAGTCATTATTTTTAACATCCAAAGTGTCAAGCCCCGCTTGATCTATGGCATTCCAAATCTGTCCACCACGTTGCTTCCAATACCATACATACATTTGACCAGCTGTCCAACAACAGGGTTGTAAGTATCCTTCTGCCGTAATATAAATGCTTTTTTCTTCGGAGACCTTACATTTAATGGGCACAGTATCCCAATACTTTTCCATGTTATATTTTTGTGGTGCCAGGCTTCTCTGTTCCAGTTCCTTGACTGTTGTTAATAGATCTAATTCTATTTTAGCTTTGTCTTTGCTGAGATTGGCTAATTGTTGTATTGCAGAATTTTGGTATTCTGGGTTCTTGGGCATGCTTATAACGGTAGTAGCAGTGCCTTTGCGATTTCCTGCTTGATGCTCTGTTTTAACTGCGCCACGTGTATTACTAAAGAATCTATTTGACTTTTTAACATTGAACTTTTCAAAGCCCATGCTTTCTGCCAGTGTCCTAGCTTCTTCTACTTGATGTTCGTTATGTCCAAATACAATGTAATCCCAACGAGCTCTGCCACCAGCTTTGATAAAAGCTTCTGCATTACGCATAATGTTTTTCCATACTGTGCCTTGGCGATATAAGTGATTGGTATCTTCTAAACCGTCTAAGCTAAACACAACATAGTGACTCTTACCCATGGCTGCTGGTAACTTACTCCACCATTCAGGTGTTTTTGCACTGGCATTAGTGTGAAAGCTAAGTTGCATCTTGTCATTGTGACTGCGAATATATTCAAATATCTCCAGCGTGTCACGTGCGCTAATAGGGTCACCGTAGTTACCGCACATATACAATCTCTTTAGTTGTTTAATAAAGTCGGGTTTTAAAATTGTTTTAACATCATCTAAACTTAGTTCAGCGTCATGAAGTTGCGGGTTAACCTCTCCGCCATTTAAATTTCTGGCACACTGTGAACAGCTTGCGTTGCACTTTTCTGTGACTTCCAAGTGCACTGTAGTAATTTCATTTGATTTGTACATTATTTTATTCCAAATAACATGAAGCGACAACCTTTGCTAAGTGTGAGCTCTCCTGCAAATAAGACTTGTCGCAGTTTATATTTTAATTTTACTTCCTCCAAAGAAGAACAACAATTAACATGCCCTTGCATATCCTGCATGTCATTGGTCTGAATTAATACCATTTGCCCCAGTGATAACTTATCAAACCATTCTGTGGACATGTGTTCTGCGCTGGTATTTATAACCAAGTCAGGATCAAACGCTGTGCCATCAATAAAAATTTTACCTTCATGCAACACGTAATTCACATCTGCTGTCAGCGTTTTGTAATTAGACGGAGAACCTAGTATATTGTTTGATTTAACTAAGACTTCGGAATCCAGATCTATATTCAATACTTGTTTAAAGTTTAAATTGTCTAGATAATACATATGCTGAGCATACCAACCACCAAACAATGCTATGTTGCCCAGATTGGGCATAAATTTTTGTAGGATTTCTGCCATCCAGATCTTACTTAACACTTGACTCTTACTAAAAAGATCATTGGCAGTGTTTATATCCGAGTTATTAAAAAATAAATGTAATTTATTACTAAAGTCATCTGCCCAGATATCGTTCATTAACCAAAACAATGACTTGTGATCTATGCGCTGTTGCTGTAACAATTCAACATATAATCCCAGTCGTAGTTCTCTGTTCTCTGTGCCAAATTTTTCATAGTCGTTGGCTATGCAGTTCTTTAACGCCCAAATTTTATCCTTTTCATTAGAATGAATCATTCTAATCATATTTTTTACAAGTTCTTTTTTATCTCTGTGTCCCGTAAATTCAAAGAACTTTTCAAGACCGAACAACCAACTTGTTTGATCTTCGTTACTCATTTAAGCCCGTCCACTCTACAAATCTATTACGCAGCCAATCAAAATTATTGACTACACTATGGTCGTAATGCTGGCTTTTTGTATACTCAATACCCTGCCTAGCACCCTGTATGGAAAAATATCCGTACGGGGCTTCTAGCCCTGCGTTAAGCCACATATCCAGTCGCTGGGTATCTTCTAATATATTGTTATTTTTGTTTATACCTGCACTTAGTTTAATTGCTTCTCTAAATGCTGTTCGCCAAGTACTGTAAGCGGTATAGTTGAATCTATGCTCACTGGCTAAGACATTTATTTTTATATAACTGTCGGCCAGTGTGGTAGTCATGTCCGGTCTATCCAAGCGTTCTACACTAAAACAATCTTTACTAAACAGTTTGATACCACCGTGACCATATACTAGGCCATTAACGGGATTCTTAGCCCTGAACACTGCAACACTCTTAGGAGTCAATTCTATCTTGGTATCAAAATTAAACTTGTCAACTATCCAACAGTCTGCATCCACTACATAAAATCTATCAGCTGTGCACAGGTCTGCAATATGCTTATGACTTTCAAAAATAGAACCAACGCTGGCAATGGCTTCTGCATGAGGAACCTTTTCCAGTAGTCTTTCCCAGTTTTCATTCATATTGGTTTCCCGGGAATAAAGAAAGTAAACAGGAATTACCATTCTGGAAGTTTAAATCCAAATAAAGGCAGTGCACTATAGTTTAACAATGTGGGCCAGTTAGTACCCTTGCCCGGACAGATGTTAACGTGTTTGAACCACTCACTTTGATCTGCATCTAACTCAACCAAAGGTAACTTTAGTGTGTCGCGTATGTCTATCAGTAATTTATGTGCTTTGTCTTCCACATATTTTCCAGAATCAGTGTCTGTGTTAACTTCCTGCCAGAGTTTTGCAAACCAGTCATAGTCTGCAACTAGAGTATGATCAAAATTTTCTATGTACAACATAGTCGTTGCCAGTCTAGCTCCATAGATACACCATATACCGTTTTCTACATCTCTGCCCACTGTCATCCAGGTTAACCAACGACTGTAATTTGCAGGATACATCTTACAATTAAATTCACTGGGGTCAACTTTGTGGCCCTGGTCCAGACCCATTTTAATACCTTCTCTAAAACCAGCCCTAAATGCTTGATACGGGGTGGCATTGTTCATTACCGTACCATAGGTATTATTCATTTGCTTGTAATTGTCAAAGTCCCAGCAAAAATCTATGTTATTTTTATTGTCTTCTTTGTCGGCAGCTTCATGACTTTTCATGGACTTAACATAATCACTGTACCATAGCTTAATTCCACCATTACCATATACCAGTCCATTGACAATATTTCTACTACTCCAACTAAATGTTGCTGAACTTATTTCGCCGGTTATTTCCAGTTGCTTATACCATATCGCTTTATCAACTAGACAGTCTGCATCAACTGTAAAAAATCTATCTGAATCTGCTACTCTTGCCGCTTCCTTGTGCGCGGCATCAAAACCTTTGACCCCATGTACTCTGTGAATAATATTTTTATTAGGGTGATACTTTTTAAGGTGTTCAAAATTAGTATCTGCGTTTGGTTCGTCGTAGCTTAAAAAAACTACAGGAATATCACCAAGATTTAGTGTTGTATCTTGTGTATTTTTGATTTCAAAAGAATCTAGTAAACTCATTTTTTATCCATTCATAATCATTGATTTGTTTCAGTGCTAGGGGATTTCCAACATTTTCCTCACCGAATAATTTGCCGCGCCTTGCACCATCTATGGCATATTTGCCAAATAGTTGATCTTCTCCCACAGTACACCATGTATTAAGACGACGTCTTGTAATAGACCTCATTCGTTCAATCTCATCATAGTCCATGTCATCTGACGATTCCATGTCTCTGTTTGTAAGGTTAGACGCCAGCTTGGTACATTCTCTAAACGCACTGCGCCAAGTATTAAACTCATCGTAATTGAAAGCTGTTATATTACTAACTCTATCAAAAACCTTAAATGGTAATCCAAAACCAGTGCTGAAATCTATGGTGTCTTTATTTTTCCTAAGCAATGGTATTTTAGGTATTAGTTTAACACCACCATAGCCATATGTCAACTTATTAATAGGATTGATACTACTCCATACACTGAGGCATTCGCTTTCAGGCACGCCCTGCCACCAATAATTATATTTGCTGGGGGTATAACTAAAATCAAAATCTTTGACTAATATGGCGTCTGCGTCCACGACATAAAAATTATATGTCATACTCTGACGTGCACATTCTCTGTGTGCTTCCACAAATCCTTTTACACCATGAACACGACGAGCATGCGGGGCTCGTTGTAATAAAAGCTCGTAGTGCTCGTCGGCGTAGGGTTCGTTGTAGCTGAGGAAAAATACATCTAGCATTATGCTAGTATTTAATATTTCAACTCAACACCGCAACGTTGTATTTTTCAGTAAATGCTGCCGCATCTGCCAGATTATTAACCATGGGCTGACCTTTGATATTCAAACTGGTATTCAGTAAAATTGGACAACCAGTTTCGCTGTGCCAATCTTCCAGTAGTTTTCTAAACCCAGGGCTGTCTGTTTTACTAACTGTTTGAACACGGCTAGTCCCATCTTTATGAATGATAGCCGGAAATTCATCGGGCTTTTTGCACTTTGCAGTAAATTGCATAAACGGACTAGCCGTTATTCCCTCGGGCATATCAAAATAATCGTGAACATATTCTTCTAGGATAGCAGGAGC